TGAGCCTGTGGCCCTTAGTGTGTCTAGTGTGTTTGCCAATGCAGCGTCCGTCTGCTCCATCTGCATCTCAGCCGCCTTTGTTGCAACACCTAAGTTTGCATATGGGTTAGAGAATGTGCCACTCAGGTCCTCAAGGGCTGTGGACGGGTCAATAATTGCCTGTCTGTTTTCCTTTAACGCCTTTACCTCGTTAGCGGCCTCTTTTTCCTCTATCTGATATTTTTTTTGATTCTGTCTCGTCCTATTAAGGTCAAAGGCTTGGTCCAAAGCGGTACCGATAACTGGGAAAATACTATTTCCATATTGATTTATAATTTCCATAACTTCTTATTTTATTGTGATGAAAAAACATTATTAGTGGACACCGCAAATATTTGTTTTAAACCTCCAACGTCTGTTGTTGCGTCTGTCTTTACTTTTACTGTTGCGTAGTACCCCTTTATTCCTGACATGTCAACCCCGAATATAACCTCGTCAATTCTTGCGGTACTATTGTTAACAAGGTTGGAAACATACTTTCCTTCCTTCCTGTCAAACCCTGCTCGGTATGTAACCCCACCCTCTGTGTATGAACCCTCATCATAGCTATAGACGTTTGTAGTTATGTCTTGGTAGTCATTTAAACTAGGTGGACCAGAATAATTATTAAGGTCAATGCCCTGAGTGTCTGACTTAAAGCTTTCAACCTCCCAACCGTTTGTACCCTCGTATGATACGGTGTTAAAGTTCTTGGATACACTCACCTGAGGGTTAAACACAAAGGTTACGCTGGTGTCTGTCTGTACCCCGTAGAACTGACCCCTGTTCTTAGCCATACTAGCATCGTAGTGTCTCCATATACTACCACCCTTGCATGTGTAGTAGTTTGCGTTTAGCGTGTCAGCTAGGTTGGGTTTGTAGTCCCAGAAGCTAGTCCATCCGTTGTTGGCATCGTTAAATGATACCGTGTCGTATTCCCCGTCACCAGCAGATAAGTCGTTTACAGAGGGCTGTATGGATACAACATATGAATCTGAGTAGTTATTAAACCCACCCACAACCTTGTCCTTAAGTAGCTTGTACAGGTTTAGTGTACCAGTTCCAGTAGGTATAGACTGACTGAAGGTTATGTTTGCTGTAGTTGCTCCAGTTAAGGATATATCTGTAACATAAGCACCAGTGACACCATTATAGTTTCCGTATATACTCATGCCAAGCTCTATCAGGCTTACATCACCAACCGATAATGCAACAGTTGTTGTACCATTGCTTACAACATTAAAATTAAGTAGGTCACTTAACTTATAATTACTCGTTATTGGTGAAAATGTGTCCCTAAAGTGGTCCCTCATTCCATATTCACTAATTTCAGTCATTCCATCCCTAGACAACCTCATTACAGCGCCCCTTGACTGGTCAGTGAAGTATACCCTGTAACCCTTCTTTGCGAATGATTCTGGGTTCTTACTTATACCGTACTCACCAGCATACGGTGTCACCTGACCTATAACCAGGTCGCTAGAGGTTACAGTTGCGTCACCCTGTGCTGAGTATATTGCGGACTTGTCTATCAATGCCCTACTTACCTTGTCCTCTTGGAACACCATCAGGTTACCATCGTTGGTGTATATCCTCTGTATACTTCCGTATGTTGGGTCCACACTCTTTGTAATGTTCTCACCAATTGAGAATACGTTTGTCTCGTTGAAGTCTGTAAGTGCGTTGTATATACCAGAGTATGTAATAGAGTTTGATGATACTATTTCATCGTCATTCTCTTCTGTTATGTAAGCCCTTACACCATACCCAGCCTCTGTGTTGTTGTACCCACCCCTAATCCTAGACTCCTCTAAATACCACATGTAACCTGTAACTGTTGATGCTGTTTGAAGCGATGTTGTTGAGGTTTCTTTATTATTTGCAGGCCATAGTATAGGGTTTGGAGTAATACTATCTCCGTCATAAGGGTCCCAAGGTAAGCCAGGCCACATAGCAATAAAGTCTACGTCATCAAGAACCTTCTTTAGAATAAACGAATTAAAATACTTTACCTCTATTAATGCACTCATATTAGTCTGTTCTATTTATCACGATAGGTGGCGTATCGTAAGTTATTGTGTCACTTAATCCTGTTCCGCTTGCATCCGTTAATTTTAGTGTAACCCTCACAGATGTCGATGTCCTGTTTTGGTATGTGTAAAGAGCTGTAGTGTTTGTAGCGTTCACATCCAGACATATAAGCTGGTTGTTGTACTGTAAGGTTTCAGCCACGGACTGACCGCTACCCTTTATGACCCTGAACATGTCTGTGGCAGGTGTCTGGTACTCTGTCCAAACGCTTCCGTTACCCACCCAAAGGAACTCTATTTTTGTTACCTCCCATACCAGTCCAGTTTTTTCATTAGATGTATCTGCCGAACCATTATCTCCATCTAATACTGCAAAGGTAGACCACGTTGATGGGGGTCTTATCTCTGGTAGTGGGTTAGAGCCAGTTACAGTTCCTGTGACAGGCACTACGTTTGCAAGATAGTTTCCGTACCCCGTTGATATTAAAGAAGTTCCTCCCCCAGAAAGTGGATTATCAGCCTTAATAGTAAAGGTATAGTTATCCTTTATTGGGCTAAACTGTGTGTATGTAAAGTACGTTCCAGTGGATGTGGTGATATAAAACTCGTCAGTTCCACCATCCTTGTTTAGGGTAAACTTATTTGTGACTATGCCACCGTTTCCGTCCCTTACCTCTATAAGTTCAGCCGTAGTGGTTGAGTTGTTTAGCGTAATGTTACTAGCCGATGCTAAGTCAAACCTAGCAATCTCAGATAATGGCGCATCATCCTCTGATAAACTCCATACAAAGTTAGTTAGCTTAACTGGTAGTACAGAAAAGTTTTGTTCCAAGCTTGTGTTTAGGTCAGATATAAGACCTGATGTGCTAGACTCCCAGAATATATCTAGGTTAGACACGGTTGGGGCTGTCTCATATACGTTAAGCCTTATCATTAAGTTTGTAACTGTTTCGTATGGTGGGTCTGTAGTTAAATCACCACCCCCTAAAGCACCTATCCTAGCCATCGTTGAAACCCTTCCTATATATGGGTTTGCTCCCTTTAGGTCTGCACCATCACCTACAGTATCCCCAATTCCTTCGGTTGGTATACTATAGAACGGTGAGCTATAGTACTCGTCACCTCTTTCGGTTTTATTTAAACCTATCTCATCCCTGTCACCTATAAGTATCACCTCGTCACCGATATTACTAGGAAAGTATTGAAGGTTAGTTCTTCCTGAGTTAGTTAAAAATCCTTGATTCCAAACCCTTCCGAATAACCTAACAGAGCTAGAAAACTGAACGTCTTGAGGGCCAACCTCTTGCAGGTCTCTAGGAACCTTGTTTATGTTGTCAGAGAAGAGGGTTATGTGTGCCTGGTCTGTGGATGTTTTGTATGTGTTTAAATCAGATGCCTGAAGGGTTATAATTAAATTACCCGTAGTACCACCCAAAACACCACCAGACCCAGTAACCGTTATTGTATCACCATCATCAAACCCAGTACCACCGTCTACCACCGTTACGGTTTGTGCAGAATCAGAGGTAGCAGAAACTATTACCCTTATTATAAGCCCTGTGCCACTGCCGCTAGTAGAATAACCAGACGTTACCCCGACTGTTCCTGTATAGGTTCCTGCATTAAAATCTGTTTGATTAGTGGTTATACTGTCGGTTAGTGCGCCTGGTCCTTCGGAAAGTTCTGTTCCCGTGTACACATCCTGGGGGTACCCGTTTAGTATGGTTGGTAGGTATACGTTATAATAACTCTGCTCCTGCTGCTTAACAACAAACTTGTAGCTATACCAACCCAAGGGGTTTGTTGTTTCGTTATATAAACCCACATATCCTATGTTTGAAGAATTGGTTGGTATTGGTGCGTCAAACTGAACCTGTAGTGAGTCACCAAGGTATTCTAAGTCCATTACAGCTGTCTTGTATGGGTGAAACACCGTTGAGTTAGGTGACAGTATAACGTCTGACTGCCTCCCGTACTTGTCAGATAAAACAACCCCCACCTGATATGTTCTGTTCTGCTTTAGTGTATGGTTTGGGTACTCCCTTTGTGATGTAGAGCTGTCTGTTCCGTATGAAACCTTACCAGCTGCTGTCACAGTGTAGTTTAAGGAATCTAGTGATGCGCTCCTTAGTGTTAGGTTACCATACATCACCCTGTTTCCTGCAACTGCCTGAGCCTTAGCCCTTAATGGCACCCTGTCACTGACCCTTATTGTCTCCTTTGATGGTAAAGCCTTTATTGGTTTTGAAGAGTCGTATGAGTATACATAGTCGATGCCAGTGGCTGTCTCTAACTCATCAAATGTTATTGTGTCTATTACCCTTATAGTTGTTCCGTCAGACTCCTTAAACAATACATCAATCTCTGTCACCTTGTACTTGTCATAAAGGTTGGTTGTGGCGTTACCCAGAGTCACACCATCAGGCATTGGTATGCTTATATCAACCTTGTTCACCTTGTTCTCAAAGAAATCAACCACAGTGCTTTTGAGGGTATTTAACTCATCACTGTTAGCGTCATTGTCCAACACACTTGTAGGTATTGAGTCCTCTAAAAAATATCCGTCCTGCTTTGGTATAAATGCAGCCTGAGAGAATGGTGCTATCAAGGAGTACTCGTTGTCCTCAAACTTAAACCTGTAGCTAAACCTTACAAACTTATCTGACAGGAACTGCTCGTCACCAGTAAACGTATCATCGTAGTATGGGTTTGATGTTTCCCCATCGGGTAATTTTGGGCTTGTAACATCCCACATGGATGGAACCCTATTCATATCTTCTCTCCCTATGATGAATGAAGCTGCTCCAGACGCACTTCCAGCTCCGTATACAAGGTTTAATGCACCTACAGGTACGGATATGGAGTCTCCAACCTCGTAGTTATCAAACCCAGAAGCATCTGTAATCGTAGCCGAAGATATTATATACTCATTAGTAACTCCAGTCGATATTATTGTTACCGAAAACTCAAGTCCATCGTCACCAGACCCGTCAGTCATAACGGAGTTAGTACCCACTGTGAATACCGCAGACCCTGGGGAGGTTGTTGTTATTGTTGGATTGGTTTGTATTGTTAATACTGCTCCAAGAAATAAATCACCATCCCCTGTCAATGTAGTCAGGTCTGGGGACAAACAAGGGTAGTACTTAGCCACAGATATATGGTCCTCAGATGTGTAGTATGGGTTTGCGGAGCCGTATGGGTTTGCTAACGCTAGGTTTACGTTAATCTTTCTTGGCTGGTTTCTATTGTCAGTAAAGAACAGTAGGTTTTCTATAAGGTCGATACCTAGAACCTCGTGCGTGTCTGAAAAGTTTAGGAAGCTGCCACCCACCAAGACTGTGTAATCGTTTGATATTGTGTTATATACAGCTATGTAGTGACCCGATGCAGCTGGTGCAGGGTTTGTTAGACTCGTGGCAGATGAGTCCGTGTAGTTAGTTAAAAACGCAAACAACCTGTCGTTTGTGGTGTCCACATAGAAACCTATAATCTTTAGATTGGTATCTGATAAACCAAAATCTGTCAGCTCTATATTACCAAGAACATTCTCCAACACCCCTGAGTCACCCCCAGCAGAGTCTGTAACCGAAGCGTTTCTGGCCTCTATGTATTCTCTGTTTGAGACAAGCCTTGGGTCAAGGTCTTTGTTCATCTTAGCCCCAAGAAAAACATTTTTAGTTTCTGCCATTTAATTCTAGTTTTTAATCATCTTAGACTTACCCCTCATTGTCTGAGTCAGTTCGTCTATCTTGAGGTTAGAAAGCCTAATCTTAGCATTCCTTAATTTGGCATATCTGTCTTGTTTCCAGCGTCTTACAACATACTCTGGCTGGTTTACTCGTGTTGATAGTATACTGTAAACGAGGTGTGAGTACATTGCATCCTCTGCCATTTTAGGAACCCTAGAGTCCTCATGGTAAGCCAATCCGTCAGACACATACTCCACAACAACCAATTTATTAGCTAGGTCACTTGAAAAGCTAAACGAGCCAGTTCTTTCGTTTACAGTAAACCACCCGTTGTTCTGTGCCAATGCTGGGTCTAATCCGTATCTCTGCCCAAAGTAGCCACCGTATCCCCAAGCGTAACCCTGACCGTATCCCCACCAGTCGTATCCTTGGTTTACTTGGTCTTGGTTAAATATACCCGTGATTTGGTTTGGGTTGTTTGTATTCCACCTTTCATCCGTCTGAGCCTCAAGCTGTACGTTGGTACCAAAACCATCCTGCACAATCCCACCCGTAGAGTCCTGCTCTGGGCTTTGTACTGGGTTAATTGTTAGGTTGTTAGCTGGATATATAATGTGCTTCACACCTATGGAGTCTATCCAAGACAGCCGAACGTAGTTGACGTAGTCCTGTGGTAGTGGTATACTAAGGCTTGCTGGCACAGTTAGTTCTATTGAACTTACACTCTTTAGCGTGTCGTAGCTAAATTCTTGCAGACCTCTCTTTGCGTGGAATATAACATCGGTTCTCTTAACGCTGGGTATAAGCTTACCAGCCCCAACGTAAGCGATTAAAAAGTTGTTTATGATGTCCCCTAGCTTGATGTACGAGTAACCCCCGTAATTCGACTCTAATGCGGTCACGAACAAGGCTACCCTTACAAGTATACTTGGCCCTAATACTACTGGTACAGCGTTTGTACCGCTTACTATAGTCGTGCTTGTGTTTGTTTTAACCTCCGAAGCAACGGTAACCCATGTTACCCCGTTATCGTTACTTGTCTGTAGGTAATAGTTTCTGTCATACTCCCCCACAACACCGTCAGTAAGCTCGGTGTCAAATGTTGTTACAAACTCACTTTGAGTTGACGCAGCACCAAGTGTGTAAACCTTTTGACCAACGTAATACTCTTCATTTGTTTCGGTAATTAAACCCCCGTTTGGTGTTGACATATTCTATTAGCTTTTTTCGTTTATCTCCTCAGCCCTTGCTTCTTGCATGGCAACCTGAATTATTTGTGGGTCTCTAATCACTACACCGAAGTAGAACAACAGCTTGATTATAAAGTCAACCCTCTCTGATACATGTAGTTCTATATCCGTTGAGCCGTATGTACTTGCGTTATTAAAATCAGATGCCTGAAGTGTTATTACAGGTCCAGTACTACCAACACCAGTATTAGTCAATTGACCATTATCAATTGTAATAACATCCCCAACCACATATCCTGTACCTGCTGTGGTTACGCTTAGTGTTACGTTTGTAGGTGTGGTTACGTTTGCAGATATTACAAGCCCAGTACCTGAGCCTCCAGTGTATGTTGGTGTGTATGTATTGATATCACCCCCAGTAAGACCAGTGGTTATACTACTTGTTAGTGTGTTTGTGCCTGTGTTTAGTAGTGCCTCCCCGTAAACTGTGGGGTCGTATATGTACTGACCCAGTGTACCCACATTGTACCCCCATCTTGGGTCTGTAGGTTTTCTTAGGTAGTTTACAGAAACACCTGAATTTATACCGTTTGGCTTAACGTAAAGTCTTTCGTTTTCGTAAAGGTATGTCGGAAAGTATTTTGTCGATGCTGTTAGTAATGACTTCTGTATGTTATAAAAATCATTTCTCTGTAGCCTTTGTAGCTCCACTTCACTGTTATTTAAACCAGTGTAAACCACTGTACCTAAGCGATATAGGTCAGTTGGTAGTGTGTAATAAGGTGTGGTTGGGGTTGTGGTATTATCGTATGTTGCGTCACCGAAAGACTTGAATATAGAAAGCTTTTCATCGGTGTTCATTATCCTGTCCGAATAATCTGAGTCAGCCTGTGGGACACGAAGCTGTTGGTTTAGTTCCTCTGCATAGTTCTCAAACATCTGCAACTGAACCTGTGTGGCTATTTTATTAAACTCATTAGGGGTAACGTAACCCCTCTGCTCCTTGTTAAGAATCAGTAATGCGGTCTTATATACCTCGTTAACATTTATAGCCATATTTATTTTTTATTAATTATATGGGCTAGGCCAGTTTTGTTCTGACCTAACCCTATAATATATATTACGTTGTTACATTAATTTTTTCTCGATAGATGAAAATATTTCCATACCCTCGTCTGTCTTGAAAAATGAAGCCATAGCTGAGTATGGGTGTTCATCAAATGGAACGGTCATTAACTTTCTACCATTACTGGCCCAAGTAAATGTGCGTTGGTCTTGAGATAGTTTAATGATACCCTGTTCAGCCGCTTTAATTGCAAAGTTTCTAAGCTGAATATTATCATCTAACGCTAAACTAATAAACAGTCTTGGATTACTCTTAGCCATTATCATAAGGTCTCTTCGTATTTCCTTACTTGTCATCTTAGAAACACCTGAACCCTTTTCAGCTCTAAGTATAGCCTCTGCATGGTCGATGTCAATCTCCCTTGCGGCTGTCATTGCCTCAAGCTCAGTCTCCAAATCCTCTAGCCCATATTCAGCCTCCTGTACAGGGTCAAACTCTCTATAAAGTTTATCCTTGTGTGGGTGATATAAAGACAATAACCTTTGAAGTGACTGCTTCTCTTTAGGTACATTCAAAACACCATCCTTAAAAACAATGTGTTCCATTGTTGCAGAGCCGTTCTGCTCATCTACAAAACAGCTTTTCTGATTTGTTGCGTACCGTATCTCTCTCTGAGTGTTTGTCTCAGTGTCAAACCACAATAGTGGATGCCTTGGAGTGTGCTTACTTGCCAATGTATAAGTTAATGGTGACTTACCCCCTGTCAAATAGTATTGACGGGACTTAATCTCCCACTCATCTTTCTTCTTGGTTTCTTTTACTTCAACTGGCTCAGGAGCTACTGGAGCTTCAATTACAGTTTCAGTTTCTTGTACAACCTCTTCTACTTGAGGTGTTGTTGTTGTTGTTTTTCTTGGCCTTGCCATGATATAATATAATTAAATAGTTTAAAAAAATAAAACTTGGGGCCACATAATGCAGCCCCAAGTTTATAAGATTAATGCTTACGCCGCAGTAGCCTTGAACAACACGAAGTTGTTAGCAGCCTGAGTAACCAAGCAACGCTCAGAAAGGAAATGAACCTTCATTACGTCTTCTCCTGAGGTAGCAGCACCACCTACAGAACCTGTAATCCAAGACTTCATTCTTCGGTCATCAGCTTCAGAAGCACGATAACGAGCGTGAAGGAATGGTCTACGAATGTTAGTACCTAACATCTGGTCGTAAACGGTAGTTGTTCCAGCAGGAACCAATACACCCTCTATGTCTCCTGTAAGACCACGAGTAGAAGCATCGTTAAGATATTTCCAATCAGTCTTGTAGAAGTCGTAAGAACCTCTTCGGAATCCAGAGAATCCTAAGTTCAGAGCCATTTCAGAGCTGTTCTCGAATACTCCGTAAGAAGTACCACCAGCACCGTAAGAGTTCTGAGCAGCAAGCATATCATCCATGTCTAGTGACGTAGCACGATTTAAGAAAAGCATGTTCTCCTCAATAGCACCCTGCTTGTCAAGGTTAGCTAGAATCTTGTCGAAGTCAGCTAAACCACTAGCAGCAGTGAAGTTGTTATACACGTTTCCTCGCTCCTCGATAGCAGCAAAAAGACCTTGTGTACCTTTCACGTTAGCACTAGCACTACCTCCAGCTAGTTGTCCGATAGCAGCAGAACCAGCAGCAGCAAGTTCACCTTCTACAGAAACCATCTCTAGGTAATCCTGAAAACGTAGACGAGTCTCGCCTTCAGCCTTCAAGTACCAAAGGTATCCAGAAAGTCCAGCCTCATCAGTAACTTCAACCCAACCAATTTGAGAAGCGTCAGAACCTGAAACCTCATACTGGTCTTTGATGATTACTGGGCTATTGTTGTACTGAGTGAATGATGGTGTAATAGAACCACTCATAGAGTCAGTACCCTTACCAAATTCAGAACCATATACGAAGATTTTAACCTCTCCACCTTCACCTGGCTGTCCAACAGCAGTAGAAACTGCGTTCAAGTTAGCAGCAGTGTAAGGAAAAGCGTTAACATCCCAGTTAGTAGCTCCAGCAGCAGGCTCGGCATCAACAAAACACTTAACAGAGTTTAGGCTTACTGTGTTATAAACAACAATAGTAGAACCAGCTCGGATAATAGGTTGAATAGATTCTCCAGCAGAGTTTTCACCAGCTACGTTTGTGATTGCTGTTGCACCAGCGGCAATAGCAGGAGCAGAAACAGTAGTAGCTCCTCCACCACCCATACCACCTTCAAAAGAAAGGTGTAGACGGTTTTGCTCAGACCAAATAACTTGGTCAGAAGTCATTGGCATCTCAGCCCCAACCATACGAAGAAAACCAGAGATTGTACGGTTACCGTAACGCTCTACTTCAGCTTCATAGATTTCAGGTAGATACTGCTGTGCGAAGTCGTTTCCGCTTCCATCAGCAAAGTTTAAATAAGAACCTTGAGTAACACTCTTAAAAGGAGTAGGTACCAAGGAAAACGAACCCAACGGGTCGTTAGTTGCAAATGTTCCCATAATTTATTAATTTTTAAATTTATTTTTATTTACTTTAAGTTTGGAGGAGTCAATACCGTTGACAGCCTTAACCTTTAAACCATTTATAAACAGACTGTCGTTTGACGTTTGTCTAGGAGCTTCACCTGTTATGTTTTTAGACTTAACAGAAACATCCTTGATAGCGTCAGCCTTACCCTGCTCGTAAAAGTGTGAGGCAATTTTGTCAACATTTTGAGCTGCGTACATTGCCTTATGATACTCATCAAATTGTTTAACATTACCCTTGTCATCGAGAAACTTTCCCAATATGTTGTTAATGCTAGACTGATTATCAGCAATTGAGTCTGGATTGCTTACCCCGTATCTAAATTTCTTTTCTCCTAGATTGAAATCAAAACCTTTGAAATCGTTTTGGAAAAAGTCCTTAGTCTTAGATTTGAATAAACTTCTAGACTCCTCAGCTTGTTGTTCACCCTCCTTGTAGCGGTTAAAAAAGTCCATTGCCTTTCTTTGTTCGTTGGACTGCGTGGGCCTCGACTTGATTTCCTCGTAGTATTTATCCTTCAAATCATCTAGAAAAGAACGGGCCTTTGAAACCTCTTCTTTTTGAGCAAGTTTTTTTAACTTGATGTCTCGCTCATCATCAAGGTCTTCATCGTAATGAAAGTTTTCTTCCATCACAAAATCTATTTCCTCATCGTCAAGATGTGGTTTTGTTTTTTTATAGTACTCTTTCAATAAAGCCTTATCATCCACAGTAGAGTAGTCTGCGTTTAATCTTACATAGTCCTGTAAGTCCCCACCTGTCTCGTCAATAAACTTTACCAGCTTATCTACACCCTCTGGTAGGTTTACCTTAACCTTATCCTCTGTCTCTTCAACAACAGGCTTTACCTCTTCTTCAGTAATTTCTTGTATTACTACTTCTTGCTCACCCCCATCATCTGAACTGGTGACTTCTTCGGTAGTGCCTTCAGGTTTTGATTCGGGTGTTCCTTTCTCCACTTCTCCGCTAGTTTCGGGTTGGTTGAGTACAGGTATTTCATCTGTGCTTGGCTCTTGAACGGCATCTTCTTTTTTCTTTGAAAGGTCTAACTTAGTTACTGTTTCCTTAGCCTTCTTAGGCTTGACTTTCGATAAATTTACTTTTACTTCTGACATAATATAATATATAATTGTTTAAAATCACTTCGGCTCAAACTGTTCTAAGCCAATACCACCCAATACATCGTTTCCAGAGGACTCAAAGTTTGTTGGTAGTAAGTTGTTTTTTCTTTGGTTGATGAGTTCACTCTGCTGAGTTCCCTGAATCTTAATTCTCTTGTCTTTTCGGTCCTCTATACTCTGTTCTTTCTGACCCTCTGCGTTAGCCCTTACCTGTGCCAACTGCATATTAAAGTCAAACTCAACCTGCATTAACTCTCGCTTAATCTCAGCCTCGGCCCTAAGTCTTTGTATTTCAAACTGAGACTTGGCCTGCTCTATACTAACCTTTTCTTGTGTCAGCGCCTGTTGTTTCTGCACCTCAGCCATTGCAGCCTTTTCAGCAGCCTCAGCGTTTGCCTGTCCCTGTGCCTGAATGTTTTGCATTTGAGCCTGTCTTTCAGCTTCAGCCTTCTTCTTTCTCTTTTGCTTAAGTATTTCGTTGGCAAGCTTTATGTTCTGTATCTCTCTGATGTCTATAACATCCTCTATGTCTATGCCACCAGACTTTAACGCAATCTGTATGTTTTGCTCTAACTGAGCCTTATCCTCATCCTCTGGCTCAAGTTCAAGGTATATACCAAAGTCATGTAGGTGTAACTTACTTATCTCCTGAAGCGTACCCACATTGTATGCACTTATAGCCTCCTGTAGTGAGTTGTTTGTCAATGCAAACTCAATAGAGTCAGCTATTCTTAATGATATGTTTTCACACGTTCTGGCAGATAAATACAGGCTTGACTGTAGTATGTGTCGTGTCGCTACGTTTGATGCATTAGCGGCAAGCTTTTGCAGTCCCACGAGGGTGTCCTCCATTGGTGCGCTACCATCCCTAGCCTCATTGAGTCCAGTTACATCTCTAATCATCTGTAAGTAGTACTGGTATGTATTTATCAACGCACCTATTTTAGCCTGACCGTTAGACGTACTCAGCTCTTGGATTGGAACCTTTCCCCTATTCATATCACCCTCCTGAGTCAAAGACCTGCCAAGTATACTACCAGTTTGGAAGTACATGTTCAATGCCTCCTGTGGGTTGTAGTTTGTTCCGTTCCCTAAGTCAATCTCCGCAAGTCCGTCTATGTCTAAATAAACACCGTCAGGAACAAGCTTTGATATAACCTGCTGTATCTTCAGGTTTGTGATGTTTATCATGTCAGCAAACCCAGTAATTTTACTAACCGTAGATTCTATCCTTCCCTTGTACATACGAGGAGATGAAATAGCGTAGTTCATCTGAACCTTTGTAGTGTCAGCGTATGGTCGGGTCATGTTCTCAGAAAGCCTCCAATCAATCATCTGGTCGTAACCAAGAATCTTAGCCCCAGTATACAAAACCTCTATAGTTCTGGATACCTTTTTAAATGTGTCTGATTCTGGTGGGTTAAAAGAATCTGTTTTTTCTATAATCTTTTCAAGACCATTACCAGTTTGCTTTAACTTAAACACCTGGTTCATATATGTCTTATACTCAAAGTACAAAACCTGTACCGTGTTCTCGTCATAGTCGTTCCAACCAACAACATAGTCAGTCCTGTTACCCATCTTGGATATCCTGTCTAGCTCCTCCTCAGAAATAAATGGGTACTGCTTCTTAAGTTCTGGTATTGTTATAGACCTTACCTCACCTACATAGTACACGTCCTCGAAGTTTGGGTCTTCTGTGTATGACCAAACCATTTTAGCTGGGTCACAGTAATTAATTACAACACCCTCAGCCTTGTTCCAATCAGTCTTTACCGCAGCAATACCAAGAACTGTGAGGTCGTAGTTCAACCTTCTTCTGATTAACTCAAACTTATTCTTGTCCAAGGTGTTGTTTATAACCTCCTCCTCAGCTATCTCTATAGACGGCTTGTACTTAAGCTGCATATGAATAGATATCTCCTCCTCAGTTTCTGGGAGGTTACTCTGGTCTGGTGTGCTGTATAGGTCAAGACCCATCGTTTGTTTTATCTGCTCTATCTCAGCCTTGGCTGTAATGTCCCTCAATAAACCAGATGCGTAGTTTGTTCTTTTCTTTATAGACTCTGGGTCTTGTGCATATGCATTAATCTTGTACTTCTTTTCAGACATACCGTTGACCACGATGTCAACAAACTTAGATATCACTGGCACTGGCTTCCAGTCTAGGTTAAGGTATGAAAGGTCTCCGTTTATAGACAACTCGTCCTTGTATTTCTGTATTGGCTGCTCACCTCTAGCGTACAACCTTAGATTGTGGTATCTGTTCCAGTTAGTGGCAAACCTGTTACCACTTCTCCCCCCATGAAACCACTCACCCTCTATAGCTCTTCCTACTTGAACGCCATACTCAAAGCTCTTTTTTTCCTCGTCACTAACGACTTGGCTTGGGAACGAACTATTTGGATTTGTGCTTATATTCATCTATCTATTATTTTAGAAATACTACCAGTATTGTCATATCTTTTAAAGCCAAGGCTGATGTTATTTCTAACCACTTTGTTTATAGGTGCGTATCTATTTTTGTTACAGGCCATTACCGCCAGTCCTGAACTAATAGACGCATCAAACTTCGTTCTGTTGTTTATATCAAACCTTGCCCAGTCATTTAATGTTCTGTCGAAATACATATCCCCGTACTGGTCATCGCCTATGACACCAACACACTCGTCTATGTAAGTTTCTATTGCGGCTGCATGAGCCTGCTTAATGTCTTCACTTGAGTTAGGTATACCGCCTATCTCTTTTTCTGTCTGTGAAAGGTTGTTCCAAACCCTGTCTGGTCTGTTCATAGAGTATCCCCTGTAACCCCTTCTCTTAATGTGGTATAAAAGTCTTGGCTTGTTATTCTCACAAAGTATTGGCATACCGTAAAAAATAATAGCCATTAATATATCCTCAAAAAATATCTCAGCGGTCTGTGGTCTGGATATATACTCCAGAAAAAAGTGGTTTGCTGGTGCCTCCTCCATAGAGAACTTTGTCAGTCCGTGTAGAGAACCATTTGAACCTACGCCACTTACGGTTCCTGATATGTCGTAACTGTCACAACCAAATGCTCCTACATGCTCGTTTCCAGGATACTTAACCCCATTCTTTAGTATTACTCTATTTTGCAGATTTATTGGGGGAACCCATGAAATTAAAAACCTTCCGTTGTTACTAGGTAGGAATATTACCCTTGTATCTTTTATACCATTCTCCCACTGAAAGTTACCCTTACTGAGTATGTTAGTGTTTCTAAGGTCCTGATTATAATCTATCTGCTGGTATATTCTGGTGAGGTTAAACAAAGAGTTCTTAGCCTCATCCCTAAATGCATGCTCCACTGTTCTAGGGAACTGCCTGTAAAATTCATTAAGACCATCCTGGTCGTTCTTTAAGCCCTCTACCTCGTTCTGCCAGTAGTCAATGACACCCATTTGTATTTCATTACCAAACGTGTCAAGCACCTTGTCTTCTGGTGTTTCAAACACAGGGTATCCATACTCGTCTATGTATCCCTCGTAGTTCCACTCCATTGGTATAAACAACCCGTAAAGACCAGATGCCGTCTGCCCGTTGGCATTTCTTTTTGATACGTCAGAGTTCTCGTACAGCTTCTTAAAGTTTTCACCACCCTTGTCCAAAGAGTTTGATGTGCTACCCATCATGCACTTCCCAATCACCCTGCTACCCAGCCTCAGACATGTCTTAGTAACCCTCCAGTTGTTTAGTATGTTTGTGGGTTTTTCCCACTTACCACTCTCATCATGCACCAACAGGGATAGCTTCTCACCATCGTATGAGTTGTCTCCCGTGTTCTTCCAGTCTATCGTAGTGTCAAGACCCGTGATTTCCTCAACCTTGTTGTTACTGTCCAGCTTCTTTCTAGTGAACTTAGATGCTGGCACACGATACGCAAGCTCTGTCTTAGGTCTGTCCATACCATCCTGTATGGGTTTAAAAAAGAACGGGTAGTTTACCGATATCGGTACCACCTTATCTGTGAACATTTTCTTGGCATCGGGTCCTGTCTTAGACAGTATACCAAACCTTGAGTCGCTGGATAGTGTTGCTAAGTTTACAGTTTCTGCCGATGACATAAAAGAAAAGCCAGAGCGTCTATTCTTTAAGTAGCACATCCCGTAGCTTCTGTGGTCTGCCTTACACGCCTCCCAGAATATAAAGAACAGCCTGTTAGACTCCCTGAAGTCTGGCTTACCAATATCTATCTTAGACCACTGTAGGTAGTTGTAGTGAGAACCAGTTATGTATGTTGGCTTCTTGTTGTTCACAAACCAAAAACCCTCTTCCCTTCTGGTAAACTCTGTGTCTATGTAGTCAAACCACTTGTTCTTAAACTCATCTGGTGCCTCGTTCCAATCAAAAACACTCTTAAACCTAGACAACTCCTTTGGGTATGTTGTATACTCCCACTTACTTTCACTAAACCTAGTCACATTTGACTCAGTTGGTAACGCTATCTTAAGTCCCTGTATTTCGTATATGTCCCCAACCTGTCCAGTCTTACTTATAACCACAACATCGTGGTCCTTGTTATAACCATACACCCACTTCTTACCCTTGTTCATCCTCTTCAGAACGTGTGGCTTTATGTGGTCATCAACTATATTTACTAGCGTCTGTTCGTACATTACTTCTTAGACCTGTTTTCAGCAAAACCAGAGAATACTTTTTTTGGTGGCTCAACCTTTTCTACGTTGTTCAGCATATTCTCCTCCTCGTTAATCCTGTTTAGGATTTCAAAGGCATCAAATATTGCAAGCTTTTTAGTGGCCGCAGCGTTCTTTAATCTGTCTGCTGATACATCATCCTCGCCACCAGTAACTATCGGCTCCCTAGCTACCTTAATTAGCTCCTCAACCGCTGTTCGTCCAGCTTGGATTATATTTAGTTTCGCTTCCTTCGTCTCCATAGGTCAAAGCAATATTTTTAGATTTCATACAATATAATAGTTCACCGTCCACCACAAACTCAAACTCTGACTCTGGGGTAAACCCCACAACCATTCCTGGGTGTACATCGTGTTCTTCAAGCGTCTTGTTGCCATACCTAAGTATACCAGTAAGTGGCTTCTCCTTCTGAGATGACCAATCATCGTCATTAACAACTGGCTGTACAAAGCAGTAGTCAAGGTGTGATTCATTGTCACCATAAAGATATATCTGCTCTGGTGAACAAGCGTACATATCTTCTTTTATATGGCTACGACTATTCTTTTCATTACCCCTTATGTCGTAAAACCTCCTAAACACATTATGGTGGACAATAACCTTGTCACCAACCTTAATATCTGTTACAATGGATAGTGGTGTGGCTATTACCTCTGCCTCGTTACTAACGCTCTTGTAACTCTCAATCTTTGTGTTGGTCACAAAACTAACCCCACCAATCTCCTTGGTATTGTTGTACCTTCCAGATACAGGCTTTATAATAAAGTCATACACACTCCTCATGCGTGTTAGTATTTTAGGTCGTACTCCACAGATATACCCATGTTCTTGTTGAAGTCCTTCCAGGGCATAATCTCATCGTTCTTGGTTATGTATATCCTGTACACATTATCCTTTTCGATGTCCTCTATGTTTGCCACGCAATGACCACCATATACCTCCTGTCCTACAGCGTAGTGCATGGCATTGTCCTTGTACTCCTTACCTATGGTTATCTTCCTTATAATAGACACAACTACTCAGTTTCAACCTTAGTGTACGAACCGTCTGATAGGTCTATGTTGATAGCACCGTACTTTTCCTCAAGCTCCTTCTTGCTAGTATTAGAGTCACCTAGTACCTCAATGTATGCCTTTAAAAGACCATCCTTTTCGGTCTCTATAAAACCTATTCTCTTAAGTAGGTTGTTTAACTCTACCTGCTGCTCAACAATCTTGTCAAGCTCTTCTTTTTCTATTTTCATTTTATTAAATTTAATTATACCCTAACTCTTCTTACTTAACCCCTACAATGTCTGATTTTGTTCTTATTAATTATTAAACGGGTATTTTACCAAAAGGTACCCCACCTTCTTTATACGCCTCTATTTCCCAAGGCTCTTTACCCGTACCCATCATGTTCAATGAACGGGAGTATTTTTTACCCTTCCAATAAAAGTTAGGACCGTCCCAATCTAGGTCACCCCTCTCGATTTGGTCAACGTGGACCTTTTCGTGTTTGATGACCGCATCGTGATATTTTGGGTCTACGTCTTTGTTTATGAGGATGGTTCCGTTCTTGTTTGTTCTACCAAGAACAGACCCCTCTTCCTTAAAGTCATTCAAGTATACCGCAGGTCCGTCAAGATTGTATGGGGGTTTGTCTAGCTTAAAGCCCATTACTTTCCTCGCTTGTTGTATTGATTTTTTCCACCAGACTTAGCGTCTCTGACGATTACGTTTTCACCTTTCATCATAGGCTTCTTGCCTTTCATGTTGGCTCCTTTTATTTTACCTACTCGTCTTTCTTGTCTAGCTTCACGTCTTTCTTCACGTCTTTCTTGTCTAGCTTCTTTAGGAGTTTGTGGGTCACCACCACTTACAATATTAGCTGCTTTTGCGACAACCCTACCAGGTGCCATAGCTATGTCTTTTAGGTTTTCTGAGTGTTCATAAGCATCTTTCCTATTAGCTTTTTGCATTTTAGCTTTTGAGATAACCCTACCAGGTGCCATTCGCATCGTACCAATACCCATCATGTTTGCACCATCTCCGTACATGTTAGCTCCTCGACCACCCATATGCTTAGAGATTGAGTTACCCATCATGTTAGCACCTGCACCCTCTTCAGCTTCCTTTCTATCTCTTCCTTTGCCAAAAGCCTTTCCAGCTAATCCACCAGCTACTGCCCCTAAAGGTCCGAATGCTAACATACCAAGGCCAGCCCCAATGCCAGCACCTTTTGTTTCTTTTTTACCCATACCTAATAAATCTGGGCCTTTTTCTTTTACCATTTTTTTATTAATTGCATCTAATCCTTTTTGCATAATATTCTTACCCGTTTCTGTTTTACTAAAATCATTAGCAGCCTGTGATATCTTCTTAAACTCTCCAGAACCCTTCATTTTGAATCCCTTTCCTTCACCAAGGCTTTCAATACCTTTAATTACCTTTTTTCCAACGGAAATTAATGGTGGTAATACAGTAGCAGCAATACCCGTAGCAGCACCAATCTGGGCAAGAGTTAGACCTCCAGCAGCAGCAGTAGCAGCAGCAGCAGCATTTGGTCCCTTCCCGTACATACTAGCACCATCCTTGTCAGCTCTTTCGTTTTCTATGTAGTGTAGCCTAGCCTCTGGGCTTAGGTTTTTGTTGTACGCCATAGATTCATCGTACTTTCTTTCAGCTCTCTTTGATTTTTTTTCAGCCTTTTTGGCTTGTCTCTTTGCTCTCATTTTTTGTAATTAAATATCTTAAAACGGTTTTATAAATTTCCACCCAATCTTAACCAAGACTACGATTGATGCTATTAGTATAATCCAGAACAGATACCTCTTTAGGTACCTCTTCATTTGGTCTAGTATTCCTTCCTCCCTTACAACTACCCTTTCAAACGGTATCTCCACCGTGCGTATGATTGTATCGCTTTTGCACTCGCCCTGTATGTATGTCGTGTCACCGACCCTAACATACTTAACTCTAAGCTTGTCCTTATATAGATATGTAGTATCTCCAGGTATATCAACAAACGAAGTGTCATATTCAATCCTGTCCGATATAATGTTGAAGGTATCATGTAGTGTGTCCTTGTTTAAAAGTCTAGGGTATTTAATTGTAAGTTTTTCTATCCTACGCTCAGCCCTCCTAAATTTATTTTCTAACCTCTGTTCGACAGAACACGAGTTAAATAAAAATACAATTAGGAGTATAAAGAATATACCGTCTTTCCTTTTACTCTTTTGCATTTCAATACTTGATTTCTATTATCCCTTTCTTTGTAAGAAACATGAACCCAGTCTGGGTTATCTTCGTTTCCGTACTCCCAGATAAGCTGGTCAAAGTCCAAGTTGTCTTTTATAAAGTTAAACATCTCAGCGTTTGACATTCGTCCAAGTGTGTCATCAATGTCCATAGCCGCACCATTAATAGCGCAGTGCTGCGAACTTGACGAACCCCCGATAGCTCTATTTAACTCTACACTTCTGAACATACTGTTGATAGCTATTGGTCCACCAACATGCTCTCTAAGAGGCTCAAACACCTTCTCACACAGTAGCTTTATGTTTTCCATCTGCTCACCGCTGGGTATGTTTTCTATACCCTTCCTTGTTGCTGTGTTGCTTTTAATTACCTCCTTGTAAGAAACGTGTTCAGTTACCTTCATTTTTTACTTTTAATGGTTATCCATTTATGGAGTGTGTACCCTATGGTAACAGACAGTAGCATTATCTTTAAAGACATCTCCATGTCGCTAAAAGATATTCCAAGTGTTGTTATATTAATCAACACGACTTTCATTTCGCTATACATTAACTTAATTAAAGGCATTACTATCCCTCTTCTTTATCCTTCTTGCCAAAAATCTTTCCTGCCTCAGCAATACCAAAAGCACCAAGAGTGACTATAACAAAAGAGTTAAATATAATGTCATTAATAACAAGTTCTTTTTCCCATAACCCAGTTACAATGTCTGTGACTGCAAAAAGTGTCATCATAGCAAACGAAAGGAAACCCACTATGTTCTTTTCGTTGTACTTATTTCTGTTTTCAAATATTTTCCAGAAAGACATACTAAAATCCTTTTGCTCGTTCAGTTATAGGACCCATCTTGCATGGTGGCTGATTCTTAGCTAAAAGACGAATACCGTCAATACCATTACTATCACCCTTTTTGGTTGGAAACTGACTCATATCTAACGGCCCGTCCCATATTGCGTTTATACCTAAATCTTTCTTCATTTTCTTGTTATTTATTTTTATACAATTCCCCTTGACTCTTGAGACCCGTAAAGGTCACCAAACAAATTATCAAGATTATCGTTCTGTCTGTTAGACACAGGATTTACCGTAGCACCTACTCTAGTTGACTGGGATACAAACCCTGCACCAGTCCTTTCTTTTTGAGTGTATAGACCTTCGTTTTGCTGCTTGAAATATTCAGCCTGTGCTGGGTTAACATTACCCATCCTAACCTCCTTGGCTTGTCTAGCTAACTCAGATTGTTGTGGGTCAATCGCTGGTGCTGGTGTAGTTGGTGGTGGTACTGGTGTAGAATTATCGACTTTTGCTTCCTGTTCTGCCAAAGCTGAGGCAAAGCTAGTATGAGAGGCCATATTAGTCAAATTAACAATACTCTGGCTGTTATTTTCTTTTTTGCTTCCAGAAATACCACCAATAACTGCTCCAGAAACAC